CCTGAATTACATCAATGGTTAGAAATTTATAGAGATGTTTCAAAAGAATCTGCTGATGAACTGGCTGATAAATTAAAGATTAATAGACCTGTTGCTTATAGGGCTATTGCTCCAACAGGTACCATTGGTATATTAGCTGGAACTACTACAGGTATAGAGCCATTATTTGCTGTAGCTTATAAAAGACGATATTTAAAAAGTCAAACAGAATGGCATTATCAATATGTAGTTGATGGTACAGCTAAAATTTTGATTGATAAATATGGGTTAAATCCTGATAATATTGAAACTGCTATAGATTTAGCTAAAGATTATGAAAGACGTATTAAATTTCAAGCAGATATTCAAGATTATGTAGATATGAGTATTTCTTCTACTATTAATATACCTAAATGGGGTACTGAATTGAACAATGATACTAAAGTTATAGACTTTGCTAGAATTTTAGCTAAATATGCTTCAAGATTAAGAGGATTTACATGCTATCCTGATGGTAGTAGAGGAGGACAGCCTTTAACACCTGTACCTTATCTAGAAGCGAAAGCTAATGAAGGTAAAGAATTTAAAGAAGAATTTCATGATATTTGTGATATCTCCAATAGAGGAGGTACTTGCGGAGTATAATTCTTTTTTGTATCTTTATACTATGTTAGATAAAAAATTAGCACATAAGGTAGAAACAAGAAAATCAAAAAGTGGTAGTACCTATAAAGTCTATCACTTTTCTTGTAGTGAATGTAATAAAGGTATTACTGCTCAGATTAGTCATTTAAAAAGACATTCTGGTAAATGTATAAGATGTGGACATTTAGGAAAACCTTATATGTATATTTTTAATGAATTAAAAAATCATCATAATAAAAATGTTCCTGTCTCATTAACTTATGAAGAGTTAGTATCTTTAATAAATAGTGAACCAAAATGTCATTATTGTAATGAAGATTTAATTTATAATAAGCATTCTAGAAATTGGGGAGAAACTAATTCTAGAGCATATCAATTAGATAGGAAAGATAATTCTAAGGGATATGATCTAGATAATGTTGTTACTTGCTGCTGGGATTGTAATAGATTAAAGTCTGATAGATTTTCATATGAAGAATTTATGAGATTGTCACCTATATTAAAAGACATTAGAACTAAAAGATTAAAACTATGATAGAAGAAAATAAAGAAGTTAAAAAGAGATTAGAGAATATTAAAAAAGATTCTAGAGTGTTTACTTCAGGAGCTGTCAGAGACAGCTCATTAGGTAAACCTAATGTGCATGATATGCAAGGGTATACTTTATTGAGATTTGGATATCATATGGAATCTGGAGAACAGAACTATGGAGAATCTAATTTCTTAAAAGGTATACCAGATAAAGTTGCTAAAGAATCTTTAGCCAGACATTATGCTAAATTTATGGCAGGTAAAAATGATGAAGATCATTTATCTGCTATGATATTTAATATTCAATTACTAATGTTGAATGAAAAGGAATCTGGAGTAAAAGAAGATCACTACTATAAATTAAACATGAAAAAAGATGTGGAATTTTAGTAAACATTTTAAAGATTTAGATGATCTAGCTATTTATATGGATCATCATATAGTTATGATTACTCTAAATTCACAAATAGATGAATCTAAAGTTCCTAAACATCCTATTCATTATAAGACATTAGAAGAATTTCAAAATGCTACTATAAGATCAGCTAGATCTGACACTGATCCTATGGTTAGTCATTGGAAATGGATAATGGATAGTAGAAAAAATTAAATATATGAACTTAATAGAAACTGAGAAGAAGAAATTCTCATCTGACTGGTGGGAATTACTCTCTTCAGAATTTGGGAAAGAATACATGCAGAAGGTATACAGCTATATCATATCCCGTAAGATAAATTTAGCTGAAATATATCCTTCTTCAGATAAAATATACAAAGCGTTTGAAGTTACTCCTTATAAAAAGGTTAAGATAGTGATTCTAGGACAAGATCCTTATCCTACAGCTGGTATGGCTGTGGGATTATCTTTTAGTACTCCACCAGGGACTAAGAAGATACCACCATCTTTAATTAATATATTTAAGGAGATTGAGAATGACGTGTATAATGGGTTATACTTGGATAAGAATCCAGATTTAACTCATTGGGCTAGGCAGGGGGTATTCTTACTGAATACATGTCTAACTGTAGAGGAAGGGGAACCTAACTCACATCAAAATATAGGCTGGGAACATTTTACAGCTAAGACTATATCACTTTTAAATGAGAAAGATACACCTATTGTATTTATGTTATGGGGTAATAATGCTAGACAATATAAGTCTCTTATTACTAATCCTAAACATCTAATACTTGAATCAGGTCATCCTTCACCATTTAGCGCTGAGAAATTCTTCTTTGGTAATAAACACTTTACTAAAGCTAATCAATTTTTGATGGAAAATAATATTGAACCAATAGGTTGGTAATGAATAGATTAGATAAAAATAATGTGATTTTTATTCCAGATTTACATGCTCCTTTTATTAAGAAAGGAGTATTAGAATTTGTGAAAGAGAATCAAAAGAAGTATAATTGCGGTACTGTAATATTTGCAGGAGATATCGTAGATGGGCATGCTTGGTCATATCATGAGAAAGATGTGGATGGGATGAGTGTAGGAGATGAATTAAAAGCAGCTAGAGAACAATTAAAGCCTTGGTTTAAAGCATTTCCAGATGCAATATGTCTATTAGGAAACCATGATTTGTTAATTCAGAGAAAGGCTAAGACAGCAGGAATGTCTAAACACTTCTTAAAAGACTTTGGAGAGGTTGTACAAGCTCCTCCTACATGGAAGTTTAAGTTAGAACATACTCAAGATAATGTGTTGTATAAACATGGAGATGTTGGAGATGCTTTTAAAGTAGCTAAAGATAGTAGAATTTCTACTTGTCAGGGACATTTCCACTCTAAAACATTTGTACAATGGAGTGTTAGTGAACGTGATTCTATATTTGGAATGCAAGTAGGATGGGCTGGAGACAGGCATAAATATGCCTTTGACTATGGTAAGTCTTTTAGTAGTAAACCTATTATTAGTCTAGGACTAGTCTTAGATCGTGGTCGTACTCCTATTGTTAAATTAATGAATCTATAATTAGCCCTCTATCTCTGCAGAGTTATGGATCGAAGACTTGAGACTAATATATCATGATAGAAGTTATACTGCTCTTAGGCGTTATTTAAAAAATAAGCAGCTCGTAAGTAATCATGCACGTGAAAGCAGGATAATGTATTAGCTAACTCTCAATTAAATCGTAGGTTAACACTGTTACCATTCAGGGGGTATTATAAAAATGGATAAAAAAAATAATTAAATTATGAAAAAACAGAAAACAAAACGAGTAAGTAAGACAGAAGTTGTAAACATTATTACAACTAAAACTAAAGGTAGATTTTTTACTGTAACATTTACAACAAATGGAGGTAAGGAACGTGTTATTAATGGTAACTATAAACGTCCTCGTAAGAAGGCTAGTATGAATAACTTAGGTTATTTAAATATCTATAGTGCTAAGGACATGGGATATCGTAATGTCAACTGTCGTACTATTACCCAAGTATCATTTAAAAATGTAATTTATAAAACTAAGTAAAATAATTATTAATGGAACCTTTAAATCTGGATAATCTAAAATCTATGCTTAAGTCTCCTGATGAATCTTCTAGAAAGTTAGCATTGGGTATTCTCAAGGCTAACCAAAAGAAGATACCTAAGAAAGATTTAGTTAGATTGTATAAGCTAGTACCAGCTAGAGAATGTGTTAAATCTTATAAAGATGTATGCATTCAACTTGGTATAGAAGAAGTAACGTTAGAAAATTATAGTTCTATCCCTGAGAAGGAAAGAAGTAGAGCTTTAAACTCTCATAAGCTAGATAATATTACTAGAAGATTTAATGGTAGAAAAGTAACTGTTAAAGAAAATAGATATATGCCATATTTTATAAAAGAGGCTGCTGGTTGGCGGTTCGGTGTTTCTTTCTGTTGGTATTCTTCTGCTTCTTATGTTGTGGTTGGGTTCTACTTTAAAAATGAGGAGGATTCAGATTATTGTGGAAAAACTTTTATAGATATCTATTCAGAACTATTAGGTTAATTTCTAACTACTAGTTAGCAGTTCAATGATTCTAACTATTGGAATACTTCTAATTCTAATGATGTAGTTGAGTTATACTTTAGATTATAATAAACTTAAGAATAATTAACCTCACCTCTGGGTGAAAAATAAAAATACTAAAAAAGAGTATTAGTAAATTAGTTGAACGTTCTCTCAAATAAAGTAGATGAAGCGAATAGGTAATCTATATCATAAGATATACGATATAAATAATTTAAAATTAGCAGATAAAAAGGCTAGATTAGGTAAAACTAATCAACAAGGAATTATTAAACATGATAAGAATCGAGGATCAAATATTATTAACCTGTATCATGTATTAAAGAATTCTGAATATACTACTTCTGCTTATACTGTTTATACTTTATATGATCCTAAAGAAAGGGAGATATTTAGACTACCATATTATCCAGATAGAATTACTCATCATGCTATAATGAATATCTTAGAACCTATATTTGTCAGTACATTTACTTCTGACACCTATAGTTGTATTAAGAAACGAGGAATACATGGAGCTTTCTACAAGTTAAAGTCTGTCTTAAAAGACCAAAATAATACTAAATATTGTCTAAAATTAGATATTAAGAAGTTTTACCCTAGTATAGATCATCATATTCTTAAGAAACTATTAAGAAGAAAGTTCAAAGATCAAAAGTTACTTGCCTTATTATATGATATTATAGATAGTGCTAAAGGAGTCCCTATAGGTAATTACTTAAGTCAATATCTAGCTAACTTCTATTTAACATACTTTGACCATTGGATTAAAGAAGTGTTAAGGATAAAGTACTATTTTAGGTACTGTGATGATATTGTTATACTATCTTCAAATAAGACTGATCTTTGGAACTATTTAAGAGAAATTAAAAAGTACCTTAAAGTTAATTTAAAGCTAAATGTTAAATCAAATTATCAGGTATTTCCTGTAAGTTCAAGGGGTATAGATTTTGTAGGATATAAGTTCTATCATACTCATATTTTATTAAGAAAAAGTATTAAATTAAAATTTATTAACATGATTAAATACAACAATAATAGTAAATCTAAAGCATCATATAATGGATGGTTAAGTCATTGTAACAGTATAAATCTAAAGGATAAGTATCTATATGGAAACTATTGATCTAAATGAATTAACTAGATTATTAAAATCTAAAGATAAAGATGCTGTGTATTTTGGGGCTTCTGTAATTAGACAAGCAACAGATCTTTCATTAGATATTAAAAAACATTATCTTAATAAGATAGATGTAGCTAATAGGATCAGATATTATACTGATATATGTCTTGAATTAGGTATAGAAGAACTTACTATAGATCATTTTCATTTTTTACCTTTAGAGCAAAGAGAAAGAATGTTAGCATATCATAAGATATGTAATATCTCTAAGGTCTTTAATGCTGGATGGATTCCAAATTTTACTGATTCAAATGAAAAAAAGTATTTTCCATATTTCATAAAAAATAAAGATGGTTCTTGGTCGGTGCGTTCTTATACGTATTGCGATGCTGACTGTTCTCATTTGGGTTTTGGTCTTTACTTCAAAGAAGATAAATTAGCATTAAAAGCAGCGAATTTATTTAAAGAAATCTATATAAAATATCTACCTGATTAAAATGGTTATATATTAATCTCATTTAGTTCTTAGTCAGTGAATTCTTATACGAATTACAATGATGACAATTCTAATTTGAGTTTTAGTCTAAACTTTTATGTATAAATATAAACCATAGCTCTTGCTAAAAAATAACAATATAAACTATAGACTTTGGTAGAGTAATCGAAGAAGTCTTATTAAAAAGTAAATAATAATGAATGACATGAGAAGTAACAGAACAGGAGAAATGGTAGATGTATTAAGTGGTATGGATACCTTACATCTAGCTAAAATACGATTAGGAACAGGTATAGATAAAGTAATAGGCTTTATAGAAGTCTTACAAAAGACTAAAGAAGAAGAGAAGGCTACTTCTATAGCTGATTTCATGCGCTCTAAAGAACGCAGATATAACTTTATAGTTCCTTTAGATAAAGAAGATAATTATTATGTTACAATTATCAGAAAAAAAGAAATGGTAGATGATATCCCTGATTTTGATTTTGTAGCATCGAATAATATAACTGCATTAGAGTTATATTTAGATGCTAACTATTCAACAGGTTTTCAAGCTAGTATAGCTAAGGAGATATTAGGAGGGTTAAAAGGCTTATTTAAAACTGATTAACCTCCAGTATATTCTCTATATCTTTCTTCATTAAAGAAATCAAACACTTCCTTACTAGGTTTAGCACCAGGAGTAATCTTGGCTATTCTCTCTGGTAAGGAAGTTTTTCTAGCATCTGTTTCGGATGATAATGCATAAGGAATAGTCTCAAATACTTTTAAAAGATCTCCTACTGTGTTAGATAATGATACAGGGCTCTTAACTAATCTATTAGCTTGACGAGGATCAGCAAAGAATAATAAGTCTCCTGATACTCTATTTAGTAGAGTCATAGCCATTTTATAAGAAGGATCTTTTGCTCTTTTATCATCATCATCCCATCCAAATCCAACTACAGTTAACATAACTCCTGCTATTATGACTAGCTCAGTTAAATTCTTACGCATATTATATATTTCAGTCTCTGTCATGTTTCCTGTCTTCAGAGATTCTAAACTCTTCTCAAGATAAGATTTAGTAAACAATCTATAAGCTGTTCTCCAACGTCCCTCTATATCGGTTTCTAATCTCACATCAAATTGAGATTTACCTAGACGTTGCTCTATTGCAGCTGGAATCCATTTTTTAAATTGGAATACCATTCTCCACAAAACACTTTGTTGTATGGTTGCAGCATCCCTCTCTGAGTATCTACCATGTATCATCTGGTTTACTCTTTGTATCTTATCAGTGAGACTGTTAAGGAAGTTATTATATTCTTCCACAGACTTAAAATTATTATTATACTCTTTTTTTAAGCTGCCGTCTTCATTTAAAGCTTCCCATACAGGAACTTTTGTTCCAGGTATTGTAGTTTTTAACATAATAGCTATCATAGTACGTGTCTGTAAGAAGTCTTCTCCCATACGTTGAGGAGCATACATATAGTTTTTAGCCTTATCTATATCTATCTTCTTCTTAAACTTTAGATCTTCAGAATGTTGGTAGTCTTCTAACTCCTGAAGAGGATTAAGAATAGTCATTACATTTCTAAGTTTAGATTTTTTAGCTAGACGTTGAGAAGAGTAGATGTTAGTAGCATCTTTTAAGTTCTTCATATTATAGAATCTCCCACCAAATCCTTCTATAATGTTTCCTATATCACCTATAATAACATTGACAGTAGCATTTAAGGGATTTAATCCTATACGTAATAAACTATTATAACGTAATCCAAAATCTATTACATCACTGCCATGTATAAACTTATCTCCTACACGTTTACCATTTTCATCATATACTCCTCCTACTGGTAATTTTAGTTCTTTAAGACTCTTGTTACCTTTTAATTGCATATCAATTACTTTCTCAACCATATGATTAAGATTAGTATTTAAACCTGCTATAGTTGTATGAGGGTCAGAAGACTTTTGATACTTCTTCTTTTGTATATGTTTCTGTAGTAATCTAGCCTTAGGTAATACATCAGATAGTTGTTGATGAGACTCAGCAAAAGCACCAAACTTATATAATACTTCAGCTAAGTTATTACTCTTTTTAGAAGAGTCTATTGGTTTTAAGTATTTAAAAGGAATAACATCCTGATCAATATCTTCATCATTACTATAGTCTCCTTCTTTAAATGAGGAGGTGCTAACCTCCGTAAATGCTGACACACCATCTTTTAGTTTAGATGTAATAGTAGGAGAAGTTTTTATAATGTCATTTAGAGTTTGAGTAAACACATTAGGAATAAAATCACTCTGTTTACTAACAGGTAGCTTATCAAAAGCTTCAGAGATATTCTTGTTGTAGAATTCATAGAAGCGTTTTAACTCTGGAGTAGATTGTATTTTGGTATAATTAGGATTTAGATATTTTTTCTTGTTAATAGGAATTAGTTTTCCATTCTCATCTTTAACAGAGTTATTTTCTATCCAACTAAAGTTTTTAGCCTTATAAGCTTCTTTAACATCCTTGTACCATTGTTCATTATAGATCTTGGTTAAACTAGTACTCTTACCATGTTGCTGTATAAAGATATTAAACATATCTTCTTCAGACACACCATTAGCTTTAGCCCATTTTCTAACTAAATCTGTTTCAACTTTAATATCATCAGCTAATTTCTTTTGAAATGTAGATATCTTATTCTGAGCAGCTTTAATTAAGGAACCTATTGTTCTAGCCAAATAATCTCCTAAGTCAACTAGAGCTCCTGTACCCATAGTAAAACGATTAATATCAGACTTTTGATTCATGATATCTTCGTAATCCAGATCATTCTTCTCTGCCTTATGAGAGTTAACTAGATCTTTAACTATATTTTTAGAAACTGTTAATAGACGATCTTCTAATTCACCTGCTGTCTCTCTAAGGCCTTTGAAATCTTTAAAGGTAGATATAATATATTCAGTATACTCCCAATCATCAGACTTATCTGCTGTTAGTTGTACTGCACCTGTTTCAAGTTTAATGATATAATCTTTAGCTGCTTCTAAGGCACTTGTACCTATCTTAAATAAGATATCAACATCACCTGTCTTCTTAAAAGAAGCAATCTCAGTCTTTAGGGCTTCTATTTCAGTATGTGTTCTTTTATAATTAGCTGATTCTTTATCTTTAATATTCTTTAGTCTTAACTCTAATACTCTGACACGTCTCTGTAATAGTCTAAGATGCTTAGTATATTTCTCATCATATACAGGTTTGTTTACCTGGTAGAACTTAGAAGGATTAATAGGAGTTACGAAATCTATCTTCTCTCCTGATAATACTTTATTAGCTAAAGTGCTTGTAATCTTATCTATTTCAGTCTTGATATTACTTAATTCTGAACTAGAACTCTTTCTAAACAAACTTAAAAGTAGATCTATAATTCTATCTAAGATAGTTTTAATCTGTGTATCTCCTTTAAAGGATTTAGTAATAGCTTCTCCTAAAGCCTGTCCAGCATATTCCTTGATCATCATAGCTTCATTACCATGATAAGCTTCTAAGTATTCTGGATCTAATTGAGATTTGTAGTTATATCCAGAAATTAGTTTATATAAACGACTAACTAAGACATGATTATCTCCTAGTCCTTCTAACAGAGCATGTCCTACTTCTTCAGGTAGAGTATCTAAACTCTCACGTCCTTTAGCTACTGATATAGTCTTATTTAAGACATCATATACAGCAGTGTAATCATTACCATGCTTGGTTAGTAGATCATCTATAAATTCAACCTTAACTCCATTCTTCTTACAGAACTCTAACAACAAGGTCTTAAGAGCAGCATCAGGTTGTGTACCAGTGCTTCCAGTTTGGAAATAAACATCTCCTTCTTCATTAAACTTCTGATTACCTTCAAGATCTCTCTTCTCCATATCCTTTCTAAGAGTCTCCATCTCACGTTGGTCATTCTTAACCTCAATAGCATCTATTAAAAGTTTAGGAATAGTTATATGTAAAAGAGTCCCTTTCTCAGAAGAAGTATTATCTACTGTAACAACTGTACCATATAAAGAAGACTGGTATCTATCATTGATAGATTTAGCTACAGATGTAGCCCACTTATAAGTATTATTTTTAGTCTTTAAACGGTTATTACTATTATCTATACCTCCTACAGGTAATAGAATTTCATTACCCTTAATGAGTTTAGCTGAAGTTCTATCTATTCCTACAATGCTATAGATATCATCTGTAATATCCTTACTATATTTTAACCTACAATCCATCTTAATTCATATAAAATTTAAATACTACAAATGCTTCCTTATATTCTTCATATTGTACTCCTAGAAATTCATCTTCCCAGGCTATGATATACCTAGGATCAGCTATGCATAAGATTTCTACATCCCCACAATAAAGATAATCTAAATTATGGTTCTTGTCAAGTATATTATCTAATTGTTTCATTACTAGCATTTATCTATATTAGGTAAATCTCCTAATCCTTTTTCTAATTTATCATCCTCTTCTTCAGTAGTCTTTCGCAAGAATCCTACTTTAGGAGTCTCAGTAGTAGTTGTAATATCTTTGTTCTCTAAAGCTGGTGCTTCAGTTTCATCCTCTCCAAACAAATCCATGTTATTCTCAACTACAGTTCCTTCTCCTTCTAACTCCATATTATCTGACATCTTGTCAGGTTCTTTAGAAGCAAAAGGGTTCTTAACTGGTTTAGATTCAGCTTCAATAGCATGAACATAATTGTTTTTGTCTATAGCAGATACTTCTATGTTGTCAGAAGCATTTACTTCTATCATAAATCCTTTCTTGCCTAGGTAGCTAATTAGCTTAAACTCAGAACCAGAAGTATTCTTATATAACAAAGATCCCTGATATTTATTAGAATATACACGGATATATTTCTTATATACAGGAACAGTCTTAGTTTCCTGAGTATTCATGTCTATTTCTTCATCATATCTGACAACCATATTCTTAGCCTTATTCTCTATAGCATAGATAGTTTCTGGTTTACCATTAGTTTCAAATCCAGAGAACATATCTTGATCATAAGAAGATGTAAACTGTTTAGGGAAGTTTCTTACTAGTTGATCTACTAATAGATCTTTAGTACTAGAGTCTAATGGCTTAGCAGTTAACATATACTCTTGAGCCATTCGTCTTACTTCCATATATCCTTCTGTATCTTCATTCGCTCCATAAGTGTTTAAAACTTCCACAGGAATCAATGAGTGGAATGAGTTAAATCCTGTGTAGAATCCACTACTAAGATATGAATATAAAATGAGATCTTCAAATATTTTTTTAGTCTCTGGGTGATTATATAAAACTAGACCAGCCTCAATAATGTTGTTTTTCTCAACATCTGTAAGACGATTACCTTTTAAGGTAATATATCCTAATCCACCTTCAAATGTTACTTTTAACTGACCTATAAAGGCATTCTTACGAAGGTTACCATTAAAGAATTTCTCATCATTAGCAGAGCTTTTAATACTAGCTATTAATGAAGGTATCTCCTTAAAGATTCTCTTACGTTCTGCCATAGAGTTAATCTTCTCAAACTCAGGGAATGAATGATCTATGAACATCTTAATAAAGCCATTTACTAGCATTCTTTCAGATACATCCATCTTTAACATAGGAGTAGTGTCATCATTCTTAAATTGATACAACCCTACTGTATTCTTAATATCTTTATATAGGGCACTAGCATAAGGAATATACTTAGATAAGTAATCTTTAGCATCCATATGTCCTTGATATACAGAATTTAACTGAGGTATCTTCTCCTTGAAGAAACCATCAATAGGAAACTCATATGCAGTAACATCATTAAATAATGCTTCTTTCTCTATAATATCTTCTAAGTTAGGTCCTATCTCTTTGTTGATAGTCATAAAACGATTAAGTTTTACCACACTATCACTAATAGGAGAAACCTTCTTATAAGCTTCTAAAACACGTATTTGATATGCTAAGTAATAAGCATGTTCTTTTGTAGTAGGAGAAGTATCTCCTATGTCATTTTTATATAAACGATACTTTAATAAGTCTTCTGAAGTAAGCGCACTATATCCTCTACTAACTCCTTTATAACCAAACCCTTCTTCTTCAAACTTAGCTTGAAAGTCTTCAGGTAATTGTTTAAGTAAGCTATCGAGTTCTAATACAAACTTACTCTTGATATCAGATACATCTTTATATTTATATCCTACTTCTTTAATCTTCTTCTCATTCTGCTTTAAAGCTTTAGATAGCTCTTTGATAGCAGGCTGAGATGTAAATAGAGCAGCGTTTTCAATACCAATACCATAGTGAACTAATGTAGCCCATATATCTATAGTCTTATCATTGATACCTAATGAAGGTAACATATCTGGATTCTTAACAGCATCTAAGATAGCAGCCATCATAGTTGATAACTCTTCAGAGATTAAGTTTCCACTATCTGATTTTAAACGAGATAGGTTAGAGTAGTCCTTACCATTAAATTTAATACTCAACTTTTCACCAACAGTTAGATTTAACATAGTAAAATAACTATGTCCTGTAACGTGGTTAGCTGATTGTCCTTTTAATCCAATAATAGCGTGGAATAAATCCTTATAGAATCTCTGAGTATCTCCTTCATAGAAGTTAGCTAATTCAGAAGGTTCTAATACTTTCTTGGCTATTTTAGCCAGCTCATCAAATCCTGATGGCTTAGCTAAATACTTTAAGGTACTATAAGAGCGTAGAACTTTATCATAATTTTCTATGATTCTGTTGTTACGTGCTTCTTTAGAATTCTGTCTAGATATAGATAAATCACTAAACTCTTCTATAGAAAGTAGTTTACCTTCTGCAGTAAGTGCTTGAATCTTCTCATTTTTAGATAAAGACTCAATAGGTTCATCATAATACTTTTCAAAATCTTCAATGATTTCTTTATAAAGATCCTTATTTACTCTCTGAGATATAGTTTTATTTACATAGTTCTTATATCGTTTCTCTAAAGCTTTGGTACCAGTACCATCGATATATTCTACAACATTAAAACGTCCTTTCTTATCTCTATAAAAATCTTTATATATAAAATAAGTCTTATCAAAGTCAAAGTCAGCTCCAAACTGTTTAGTTACTTCATATGGTAATATCATGAAGTTACCAATCTCTGCTGGTAGAAATGCTACAACTTTAATAGACATCATAGAGTGGTATCCCTCTGTAGGAATACGATATGTTATCATAGTTCTAATACTCTCAGGTATAGAATTGATATCAATTAATTTACCATCTTCTCCAAAGAAATCTTTAGTCCATGCTGGCATAGCACATTCTATATAATCTATAGAAGTATTATCTTTAGCCCTAATCCAATGTAAACTAGATTGTACTTTTAAAGCTTCAGGAGTTAAGTCTTCTTGTTGTTCTAATAGATTCTTATAACCTGAATTAAACTTAAATCCAGCTGCAGATGCTTGTACAGCAGATCCTCCTTTGAACTCTTGTTTAATTACACGCTTAGTAAATATACTAGCTAACATATTCTCTGCTGCTACTGTATTGATAGAATCCAGAGGATATGCAAAGTTACCATTATCGTCTACTGTTAAAATCTTCTGAGTGTTTATTGTAGCCTTTCTAGAAGTTAAAGTATCTGATAGATCTTCATTGAAGTCACGTGATTGAGTACGTTTATTTAATCCTTCTAAATCATCATTAATATTATCACTCTCAAGTGTACTAATCTCTTCGATGATTTCTGCACCTGTTTTATCTATATAAGTTTCTAGAGGATCTATATTACCAGGGAGCAACATTTTTAATTGACGTGTAGAAGAGTTCTCCTCATCTACCATGTGGTCAGGATTATCTACTTGAAAACCAAACATATCACCTGATATAGTTACTATTGATTTATAAGACTCTCCACTAAAAGCTATGTTATCACGCTGAGGTAAGAATGCTTTCATAGCTGACTCAACAGCAAGCATACCTACTCCTTCTTTCTCCATACGAGCTCTATGTTCTAACAACAAAGGATTGTTAGCAATTAAAGACTTATATAAAGGCATGATAGAACATTTAATTTGAATAGGAGTTTCTACACCTAACTTCTCATTAAAGATAGTTCCATATACAAAAGGCTTAATAGCATTTAAACGTTTAGAGGCTTCAGGAGTAAACTCAGCTAAGCCTTCAGCTACATCAGCTGCTTTCTCATCTTCTTCTGTCCATATACCACGAGCCTCTTTTAATTTCTTATACATCTCAGGAGTTACATATACCTGAGCATCAGTTACGTTAATAGAATTATTCTTATCATACTCTGCTGATACTCCTTTAGCATGAGTAAATAATACATCCAAAGACTCTTGTTCAGAACTAGCTTCTAAATCTGAGACAACAGCAACTTTAATATCTGGTAGATCTTTATCATTTATAGATATAGTACTAGATTGTCCTTGATAGAAACGTTTAGGTAAGTCAATTATCTTACCATCTTTAGTTTTGTAGAAGGCAGGATCTCCATTAATAAGATTTGAATATTCAATATTAGCTAAATAAGAATTTGTAACAAACTCTGCTAGTAATAATTTAATTTCTTCATGGATATCTTTAGGATTATTTTTAGTAACTTGAAGTGTTTTAGGAGTAAAAAATTTCTTACCGTCTACATCTGTAACTTCAATTATACCTTTCTCAACAGCTTCTTTAGTCTGTCTTTTATAACTCTTAGTAAGTTCTTCAGCAATGAAGGCTTTGAGTTTAGTCTTAATAGGTGATAATGCTTTCGCAGTGTCTTCATTCTTAGATAATTGAGTTATAATAGTTTTATATAAATCTCCTTCTAATCCATTTATCATATTAAATTTAAAAGCAGAACCATCTAATATAGGTTCTCCTTTACCATCTAATTTTAATTTATTACCACTAAAGTGGTAGTACTGAATAAATTCATCATTAGTAAGAGTCTTAGCATGCTCTTGAGCTTTCTTAATTCGAGATGCTTCTCCTAATAACACATTATAAAACTTATCTACTATATGAGATCCAGGAGCAATGTTTCCATCTCCGTCAAATACTACAGCATATTTCTTACCTTCCCATAAGATCTCTAAAGTCTTATCAGCAGGAGTAACATTTGTATACAATACTGTATTAGTAGAAGTAATATTTTGAGCTGAAGTATTATTCTGGAATAAAGCAATCTGCGTAGCTAACCAGTCTTCTGAAGCCATCTTAGTGAACTTAGAACCTAAAGAATCTCCTTTAGAGTTTTTTAAACCATTTAAATATAAGATCTTAAATTTAGATCTATATGGAGGATCTACCTCTAATTCAGTTAATAGATTAGAATGTTTAAGAATTGGATCCTTACGTAATTCATCTAATAAGTTTTCAAATCCTGCTTCCTTACCAGTTAATTTTCCTACTACTTTACTAACCCATGAAGGATTCTGAATAGTATAAACTGCTTTACCTTCTACGTTATTAAGTGACGTAGTATAGTTATTTAAATTAGAAGCTAGTTCATATCCTACTAAAGCTCCAATAGATTTTCTACCTTCTTTCTCAATTACATTATCTTTA